CTCATCACAGGTTCAGCTGTCAGTACCTGACCAATCTCGCCAGCAGCTGCGCAGTACACCTTGCAGTCAATGTCAGCTGTTAAGCCATCATCGCCGCCGTATATGCCCAGCTTCTTCCAAGCTTGTTCAGCCGTCATACGGCTCCCTTCCGCTCCTGTTTGCCTCAATGCGCTAAACGCAACAAAAGCATTAACAATGCTATTAAAGGCGGAGGTTTCGGGAGAACCAGACAGTCTTGCGAACTGTGCGTCATACCAGACATCATGTGGGCTAACTGCCGTGACACCGAACTGCGAGTCATGAAGTTTCGCAAGCTCTTCGTGATAGCAGACGCGAAATGCACGCATCAATACCATCCGTTCCAGTGCCCTCATCACATTTGCCCCATGGCCGTCAAATCTGCTGAAATCAGAGTTAACAACCATATTGACCGCTTTCTCACAAATGTCTGCGACACGCTGCGCAATAACGGCTGGTGATTTGCCAAAAGCATACCATTTCTGCCGTTTTAGGACTTCAATGAATCCATACATGTATTGAGAGTAGTCACGCTTATCAGGACCACATATAGTGGTGATGATGCGGGGGTCTTTTACGTTGGAATACGCTTCTTGTTTTAGGAACACCTTTGCAACTCGACTTGGCAACACAGACTCAGCCAGCCGCAGAATTGCTCTTTGGCTTGGCTTCGCTTGGTTATCCATTAGTTGGTCTTCATGCACCGGGTCGCACATATGCGCGTACTTGTCCGGGATGAGCTGTTCCACAAACTCGAGCATCAACTTCTCAAGTAAAGGAGTGAGGGTAAATGTGTCAGGCCGTATAGACTCAATCCGCCCTTTCACCGCTTGGATCTCGTTCGCCCGCGTACGATCTGGGGCAAAACATCCATGGATGATGGGGGACATGAATCCGGTCAATGACGGTGGTGCGTCCGGGTCGATATCGCCCCCGGTTACGAATTGATATCTACGCACACTTTCCTTCGCTGGGTACACAACAGCCAGCAACGATGGCATCTTAGTGATGTGGTAGTCATACAAGGCAGCAGTGATAGCTTTCACCACTTTTATGTCATCACCCCCCACAAATTTCTGAACTTGTGGTTGAATTAGGGGATGCTTACCTCGCCGCACATCTGTTTGGATTGCTTCATCAAAAGCAGCCGGAACGGTGGCACAATTGAACCCGCCAACGCGTCCGGTAGAGATCTGGACTCCACCTTGGCCCATGACCATGAGCCGAGTGTGTTCCCCTCGCACAACGTCGAGTTGAACTAGGTTGTGTCCAGTGATCCACTTGTCCATGAACCACGACGCCCACCCTGTCCAACGCCCAATGGGGCTGAACAAGATTAGCTGGTGGTCCTGACAGACTTGTAACCGATCAACAAGGTAGCCTACAGTCGTGGGGACACCACGCACATCTCGCGTTATCTTCACATGGTCCGTTGAATAATTCCAGACCTTGTGAGTATACGGGGCTGACCCATGCACATGATACACTAGCTCATTCTTGCTGTTGAAGGTAAAGGCGTAATCCTTAGCATCCCTTGCAACAGCCTCAGGCTGCACTGTGTATATCAGGTGGGGCACGAGGTTCTCACATAATAAAAGTGGGATATCCTCGTACTCATCGGCGTCTACCATGGCGACAAGTGGATTCTGTGGCAACGGTGCGTCACTGGGCGGAGCGTTAAACTGCTTCATCGTCCTATAACGTAAGTTGCCTTCTCTTCCATGTCTAATATCCGCTCGTGACCGTGCAACGAAGTATGGTGTCAAGCCACACAACGCCGCAAACCGGTCAATGAAGGAAGAGGCACTACTGCGAGCCGCCGCAGACGTGCCATGAGGGTGGCCGGGCATGACAGGCTGATGTAGCAACGGAGAGTTGCTGAA